TTCTAACCAAACCTTCTGCAAAGAAAGGTGATAAAACCACTACTACCATTCAGGTATCTTGTGGTGCTAACTCTGCTGACTTTCCTGTTGTTGATAAAACAGTTGGAGCTGTTCAGGAATTCCTTAAAGAAGTTCTGAACATTGATCGTCTCGCTGAGGGTCAGGTTTCTGGTAAACCTGTTGATAGTGGTTACGTTCTCAAAGAAGGTGATGTTCTTGAGTTCATCAAACCTGCTGGTTCTAAAGGCTAGTCATAGCATTTGATTAAAATAAGGGGTGAGGGTATTTAACTCACCCCTTATTTAAAAGGAGAACTAATGGATAGTATAAAAATTTTAGAAGAATATGATAAATATTATGTTGGAGAAGTTGAAGGAAAACCAGTTAAATTTTTTAAAATTGATTTTGAAGAATTAAAAGTTAAACATGAAAATGATTTATATTTAGCTTCAGAATATTTGGACGAAGATGATGTTAAAGATTTATTGTTTTTATCAAATAGACTTATTCAATTTACACCAAATGTTCTTGAATATGAAAATGTTGCAACTGAATTAACTGCAGGTATGAATAAACTTTATGATAAATTAAAACCTCATAAACTTTCTCATTTAATGCATCATCTTATAAAAGAAACAGATCCAAATATTTATGGTAAAGCTCAAACTATAATGAAACAGATTCATAGACTTCATTATGATTTGAAAAAAATAAATCAATATATAAATGAATAAAGTAATCATTGATTTTAGAAACAAACTAATATATAAAAAGGATTCATATGTAATGTACAAAAGTATTGTAATTATTGGATTGGGTTCCCTTGGAGGGTTTTTTGCTGAGAATATATCTCGAATGGATGGTTTACAAACTTTAATACTAATTGATCCTGACATAATTGAACATAGAAATATAGGAAGATCCATTTATAGAAAAAGTGATATTGGAAAATTTAAAGTTATAGCATTAAAAGAAATTATCAAACATAATAACGAGGATTTGAATATAATAACTCATCCTATTGAATATATTGATAATAGAGTAGTTACTCCAAATGCAGATTTAGTCATAGATTGTCGTGACATTGTATGTACCAGAGATTGTAATATTGATGTTAGATTATATATTTCTTATACCACATTAGTTATTGATACTAAGAAAAATATTAAAGTTAATAAGAAATCAAATGGTAGATATATACATGGTTTACGAAATCTTGATTTAGCTGCTGCCTCTATAATTGCCACACAAATTATTTATAGTGGTGAAATAAAAGAACTTATCAGGAAACAATTAATTCAACAAATACCAATTAATTCAGCAAATAAAGAAATTTTAAAATCTATTAGAGACTATGATGATAAACCTGATATAGTTATTGACTATTGTAAAGGCGATGAAAAGATTAGAAATTTCTATGAGTGTTTACCTTCTATTGTTCGAGCTAATACAACTAGAGATATGATATTAATAGTTGGTCAGGATAAAAATGGGCAAGTTATTCAAAAATTTAAAAAATGTGAAATTACATCTTTTAATAATGCTGTAACTAAAATAGGTGAGTTAACCAGAAATTTAAATTTAAATTATGAATCTTATACTTTAAAGTTAAATGAAATAGACCATGACGAGGTATATATTGAGTTATTACCAGAAACAGGAGGAGCATAAATGAGTGATTTATTTAGTGAAGAGATGAAAAAAGAACTTGTTAAATTAATTGATTCGAGATTGGAGATTATAAGAATATTTCCTACTTTAGACATGCAGTCAAAATTAATTAAAGAAATAAATGATAGACTTGTTGATGTTGAAGATAATTATAATGATTTTGAAAATGATATACATAATCTTCAAGAAGATATCAAGGAAACTATTAAAGGTGAAGATTTAGAAGATTTAGTTGGTCAAACAATGTTAAGATTAATGCCTAATTTTAATGAAAAAATATCAAAGGAGATTAAGAAACACTTGGTTGCAATAGCAGAATTTGTAATTAAAAACTTTAAAGAAAAGGAATAATAATGCCTACATTATTAAATTTTGAAGATTTCTGTGAAGATTTAAAAGAAATCACAACCACCAAACATCTAAATAAAAAACAACCCCATCCGGAAGGGTTGTTTTCTGAGCAGATATTTGGACCAGAGAAAAATTACACTTGTCAATGTGGAACCTATTATGGAATCTCAGGTTCTGGTGGGACATGTGCAACTTGTGGAGTTGATGTTGTAAATAGCAATGTTAGAAGAAAAAGATTTGCTAAAATATCACTCCCTATTGGTGTTGTAAATCCTTTATTTTATGACCTATTATCTGATATAGGTGGTCGTGGAGTTAAGGAAGCATTAGATAAATTAATGAAAGATGAAAATAGTATTCTTATTCGTGAAGAATATGAAGATGGAACCGAAGAATGGGCAGTTAAAAAACAAGACCCTGAAAATATAGATAGAAATTCTTTGGTTGGAACCGATGCAATTAGAATATTGATTGAGGATTTAGCTGATACACAAATTGGAATTGGTGATACGAATTGGCAAATTATCAAAGATAACATTGACCAGTTGATAATTCATCAAGTAATTGTCCTTCCTCCAGATTTAAGACCTGCATCTAAAAAGATTAGTAATAAAGGTCAGGTCTCATCTGATAAAATCAATAGATATTATACTCAAATATTAACTAAAAAAGAATCTATGAGAGAAACGATTGTAGATACACGTGTTGATAGAAATCTTTTTTATAATTATTACAGACAGCTTCAAAAAGATGTTAATGAATTATATGCTTATATCCTTGAGAAAATGTCTAAGAAAGAAGGGTTGATTCGTGGTAACATTTTAGGTAAACGAATTGATTTCTCTGGTCGAGCGGTAATTGTTCCAGACCCTACATTAAGTATGGAATACTGCTCTTTACCATATCTAATGTTTCTTGAATTATTTAAATTGAAGATAGCAAAGAAGATAATTGAATTAGGGAGGTTTAAAAAGATAAACAATGCAATTGATTTTATTGATAAGTGTATTGAAGTTAATAACCCTGTTTTATTTAATACATGTACGGAAATTGCAGTTAATGAAGTTTGTTTATTAAATAGACAACCTTCATTACATAGGTTAAGTCTTCTGGGTTATAAAACAAAAGTTAGTTTGGACAAAGTTATAAAAATTCATCCATTGTCTTGCCCTCCATTTAATGCAGATTTTGATGGGGATCAGATGGCTGTCTATGTACCAATTAGTGAAGAAACTAAACAAGAAATCCTTGACAGATTATTAGTTATAAGGAACTTAACCAATCCTTCAAATGGTAGTCTTTCAACAACACCAAGTCAAGATGTTATATTGGGAATTTATGCTGTTACCCATGAGATATTTAAAGATTTGCAATATGATGTTGAATGTAAAGGTAAAACAATTAAAGCAGATAGAAAATTATTAAATGATTGTTTTCCATCAGATTACGAAGTTATTGATAAACCTTGTGGTGGAAAGGAAATAAACTGGTATCTAACTGATGTTAATAATAGATATTCAAATGAAATCACATCTGAGGTTTTGGATAAAGTTAAATTTCTTGGGTTTAAATACTCAACATTATTTGGAGCAACATTATCATTAGATGAATGTTTTATTGATGGGTGCCTTGAAAAAAGGGATTCTCTTTATGAATCTGATGATATGAGAACACAATTGGATATGGTATCTAAGGAAGAAACAACTCAATTTCTTAGAGATAATTTTAAATATGCCTACATGGTTGAATCTGGAGCTCGTGGTAGTTGGGATCAGGTAAGACAGATAGTTTTAACTCGAGGGTTTATCTCAAACTTTAGAGGACATATTATTGAAGAACCTATTAAACATAGTTTTATAAATGGGTTAACACCAAAAGAGTTCTTCAATTCAACATATGGTTCTAGAAAAGGACTATTAGATGTTGCTTTGAATACAGGTACTTCTGGATATCTTTCAAGGAAATTGATATTCACCTGTGCTAACCTTCAAATTGATAAAGATTTGGAAGATTGTGGTACAACTGATTTACTACAGATATATGTTGATAATGAGAAGAAAGCAAAGATGTTAATTGGTAAACATTTTATGGAAAATGGTTCTCTTATTAAAATGACTGAGTATAATTATCTTGGTTATGTAGGACAAACAATTAATGTTAGAAGTCCAATATATTGTAAAAGTCCAAAGATTTGTACTACTTGTTATGGCGATTTGCATGAGATGTTGGATAGTAAATTTGTAGGTGTTATAGCAGCTCAAAGTTTGGGTGAATGTAATACTCAGTTGGTGTTACGTACATTTCATACATCTGGTGTTGCTGTATTGGGAGCTGATGATGCAGATGGTAATAATGATATGCAACAACATGATATTGTTGCTGATCTATCTACTGTATCTAAACTTCTTCATAAGTTTCCTAAAGGAACTACACCAGAAAACTTAGTTGCTAAACTTTATACTTGTTATAATACAAGTAGAACAATACATCATGTACATTTTGAATGTGTTGTATCTCAATTGATGTGGTTTAATGATAAAAAATGGAGATTGATTGCTAACAGAAGTGGTAATGTTCCAACTTACCTCTCTGTGCAGACGGTTCCATCTAATGAAAGTTGGCTAATGGGTTTAGCATTTTCTAATCCAAAGAAACATATCATTCGTGGTTTAATGGACTCTGGTTTATATCATGGAGTTATGGATAAAATCTTATGTGGTGAGGAAATATAAATGAAATGTGAGTATGGGTGTGGTAGAGAAGCTAAATACCCACCCAGAAAAGGAAACCCTAAATGGACATGTGAGTATAATTATCAAAATTGTCCAAATAAATATCATAGGAGAAGTGATGAAGATGTTAAATTATTTTTAGAATCTAAAGGTTATAAATGGATTAGTGGAGAATATAAAAATGTTTACTCATCTTTAGTTTTAAAATGTAAAAATGGTCATGAGTATAGTACTAATTATAATAATATAACTACAGGAGGTAGTTGCCCAGAGTGTAATAATTTTATATATTGGAATATAGATAAAGTTAAACAATATTCTAAAGAAAGAGGATACACATGTTTATCTAAAATATTTAAAACCACTGAATATAAAATCAAACTCCAATGTATATTTGGACATATCTTTAATATGAGATGGGATATATTTACATCAGGAGCTGATTGTCCAGAATGCAAACATATTCAACATTCAGTTTGTATGAGTGGATCATCTAATCCTAATTGGAAAGGAGGTATTCAAAGCTTACCATATTGTGAATTGTGGGGTAGTTTAGATTTTAAAGAATCTATTAAATTTAGGGATGGATATAAATGTTTAAATCCATGTTGTAATAAAAATAGTGAAACAATAGTTATACATCATATTGATTATGATAAATTGAATTGTAATAGAAATAATTTAATAACATTATGTAACTCATGCAATGTTATAGCAAATTATAATAGAGAATGGCACAAATCTTGGTATAAAGCTATTTTATATCATAGATATAACTACAATTAAGGAGAAAGAACTTTGACAATTGAAAATCCGATATATAAAGTTGGCGACGTGAATAATCATATCTTTAACATCAGACAACATGAATATGCGGCACTGTTGGAAAATGTAAGAAAGATACTGATCCCAGCAGAAGAATTAGGATTTGATCTAATCGAATATAGATTGAAAGAGCCTAGATTTTCTAACGGGGAGATAAGTAAAACCATTAAAAAGAATCTGATAATTAGATTCCAAAAAGGAACAGCTAAAATAGATTTGACTATGCAAATACCTACATTAGTCAATGGTAACTATATTGTTATAAATGGAAGACAGAAGATTCCACTATTTCAGTTGTTTGATATCCCTGTTGTTACAAGAGGTAAAAGTGTTAAAATAAGAACAAATGTCGCAACTTTAATGATATTTCCTCAGAAGGAAGCGCCATATATTTATATCAGTCTATTGGGCAGAAAAGTTCCATTATTTCTTATAATGTTTGGTTATTATGGAATTGATGTAACTAATGAAAAATTTGGATTATCTGATATGACTGATGCTCCAATTATGACTCCAGAATCAACCTTATATGAAAAATTGATTTATGATTTAAAATGTTTTTATGATGAATCAAGAGGATTGACTCAAGATGATATCATAAAAGAAATAGGTAGGAATTATTCAAAATTTAATGCTAAAGTTAAAGGAGAAGACATTATATATTCTCTGGATCTAATTTTAAAAGTTGATCCAATTTCTGCTGAATTTTTCCACACCGGTAGTATTCTTGAAGAGATTGTCTACACATTAAATGGAGGCGATCTCGATGATACTGATTTAATTAACAAAAGAATTAGATGTTTTGAGTATATAGTGTTGGCTAAAGTATCTAAAGCAATATTTGATATGTGTATGTCAAATAGAACAGCAAGACAACCAAAATTCAATGTTAATTCAACACAAATAGTATCTGAGTGTAATGTTTCAGATATTGTTCAATTTGATTTTGCTATCAATCCAATTGATGAATTAACAAAACTGAGTAGAACAAGTTTAGTTGGACCTGGTGGTTTTAACAGACAAAATGTACCTGAGCATTTAAGGGATATCATGCCTTCCATGTTTGGGAGGTTATGTCCTGTCGACACACCAGATAGAGATAATTGTGGAGTGCTTCAAAATCTTATTCCAAATGTACCTTTGGATGCAAATGGAAGATTTAATGAGAATTTTTTATCTAAACAACCAATTTCAATTCCTGTATCTATGGTTCCGTTTCTTGAACATGATGATCAGACTAGGTTGCAGATGGCATCTTCACAGGCAAGACAAGCAATTATGCTACAAAACTTTGACCAACCAATGATTAAATCTGGTTGTGAAAATTTATACACAAAGTATACTCAGTTTGTAAAAATTGCTAAAAAATCAGGAAAAGTTATACATCTTGATAATAATTATATAATAGCTTTGTATGATGATAAAACCATTGAAATATTTAATGTTACATATAGAAAAATTTATATTTCAAATCTTGATGTATTTAATATATATGTTAAACAAGGTGATAAATTTAAAGCTGGAGATATTCTTGCTGAAAGTAATTTTTGTAAGGATGGAAGGATTAATATTGGAAAAAACCTTTTAACTTGTGTAATGGTTTATTATGGGTATAATTATGAGGATGGAATTATTATATCTGATAGAGTACAAAAAGAAGGTTTATTTACTTCTGTACATTTTGAAGATATGTCCTATGATATTCCAATGTCTAAAGTATTATTGTCATTGGATAGAACCGGTAGAGAATATAAACCAATACCAAATGTTGGTGATAGAATAGCTAAAGGTGCTCCTTATGCTATCTTAAAAGAATTTCCAAATCAACAAATGGATTTCTTTGATATATTTAAAGAAGAACAAGAAAAGATTTCAAAACAAGATGTTATTATAACAGAAGTTAATTTATATGTTAATCAATGGTGTACTAATATACCTCAGTATGATGATTGGGTTAAAAGCATCATTAAATCCCAACAGGATAACGAGTTAAAAATTAAAATTATTATAGAAGAAAATCTTGAAAAAGATCAGGTTAAATCTTTTATAAAAACAAATAACTTAGATTTATTTAGTAATGTTGGTAAATTCAAAATGAAGGGAGAAGAAATTCCTGGTATTAGAGTAGAGTTAATTGGAATCTTTTTTAGACAAATACAAATTGGAGATAAGGTTGGGAATAGACATGGTAATAAAGGTGTCATCTCCACAATAATTGAACATGAAAAAATGCCAATGTTACCAGATGGAAGACATGCTGATATAATTGTTAATCCTTTAGGAACTATTTCAAGGATGAATATTGGTCAGTTGTTTGAGTTACATTTAGGAATGTCTTTATATGATCTTAAAAGTCATATGAAAAAGATTGTTAATAGAGAGTTAGAGGCAGTTAAGGATTTTGATGATATTCAAATACAAACTCTTGTTAAAGAATATGTTAGTAGGTATATTGCTATAATTGATAATACAGAGAATGATTGGTATCACACTCAATTTGTAGCTGATTTACCAGATATAATTGATGATAAATGGATTGATAATTTATCAATAATTCAACCTCCATTTGAATCAGTGAATATGGCTAAGATTAGAGAAGCATTGATATATACTAATACTAAATTTAAATATGATATTTTTGATCCTCAGTCAAATCAAATGATAAATCAACAAATAGCATGTGGTTATGAATATTTCTTTAAAATGGTTCATATTTCTGAAACCAGGTTAGCTGCTAGAGGAATTGGTTCATATGCTAGAAAGACTCTACAACCTTTAGCTGGTCGTAAAAATAAAGGTGGGCAGAGATGTGGAGAAATGGAAACAGCTGCATTGATTGGACATAATGCTAATCTTAATTTAAGAGAGTTTCTAACAACTAAATCTGATTGTATTGATTTAAAGAATAAATTTATACGAGATTCATTAAACTCAGATTTGGGTAAGGATGTAGAAGATGAAGAAGATTCTATTGTGCCAGAGTCTGTTAAATTATTAAATGCAAATCTTACAGCATTAGGTTTGAAAAGATAAGGAGACGAAATGAATAAAAAGAAACGGTTAGTCCTAATGGTAGGGATAGCTGGTTCTGGAAAAAGCACAGTTGTCAATAAATATATGGCAAAAAATTATCAGGTGTTATGTCTTGATGATATAAGACTAGCACTTGGTAGTGCTTATGATCCTAAAACCGAACCAGTAGTATATATGATAACTGATGTTCATGCAAGAGCTTTGATGATAAGAGGTCTACCAATTGTAGTTGATGCAACATGTTGTCAAATCCATATTGTTGAAAAATGGAAAAGACTTGCAGATGAATATGGTTATGATTTACTCGGGGTTAAACTTAATACTCCATTTAATCTATGTCAAGAAAGAAGAGAAGGACAAATTCCTTCAGATAAATTAAGACAAATGGATAATGATTTAGCTGACTTACTTGAAGTAAAAGATGTATATTTCAAAAGATTTATTAATGTCTATAATAAACAAAAAAAGATTATAGTAAAAGGAGATAAATAATATGACAACTGAGTTACCAGATATCCAAGGAACATTGCCGAAAATTCAACTCCCAATAAGAGAAGTTGGTGTAGGAAATGTTCAAGTTCCATTTAATATGGAATCAAAATATGGTGGGTTTAAATCAATGGTTGCTAATGTATCAATGAGAACTAATCTTGACGCAGATACTAAAGGTATTTCAATGTCAAGACTCATTAGAACATTAAAGAATTATTTAGATTTACCTTTGAAAAAGAATTTAATTGAACTTATATTAATTGATCTTATGAAAAATGTTGAATCTACAGAAAGTTATATGAGATTTGATTTTCTTTTACCTGTAAATAGAAAGTCTGTATTATCTGATAATGAATTTCCAATCTTTCATAAATGTAGATTTGAAGGACAAATGAGAGGAAAGAATTTTAAGTTTTATCAGGGAGCAACTGTACAATATGCAAGTTATTGTCCATGTAGTGCTGAATTATCAAATGATCTTAAACAAAAGGGGAGTAATGGTTTTCCTCATGCACAAAGATCATTTGCAGAGATATTAATTGAAGGTGAGAGTGGAGCTTATTTATGGTTGGAGGACATTATAGAGTCTGTTGAAAGAGCAATTAAAACAATTCCATATCCTATTATTAAACGAGTTGACGAGCAAGCAATCGCTGAAATTGCGGCGAATAATCCAATATTTGTTGAGGATGCAATTAGACAAATAAGTGTTGAGTTGGATGCTCTTCCGACTTATGATTGGATTGTTAAATGTTCTCATGAAGAAAGTATTCATACTTCAGAAGCTATCGCTGTCAATTGGAAAGGTGTTTCTGGAGGGTTTGACTATAAGTTCTTTCTTTAGGAGAAGTTATGGGACGATTAAGAGATCTTTTACAAAAACAAGCAAAAAAGAAAAAAAATGGAACATATGGTGGAAGTTATCATAGTTTAGAAATGACTTATGTATCTGATTTGATATTATATCAATCCCAAGATGAATTATATTTAGCTAAAAGTAGATATGGAAATAATGGTTTTGTAAAATTATCTCAGGTGCTAGAACTTATAATTCAACTTTATCTTAATTCAAACTTAAAAGAAGAACTTACACCAGTAGCTTTCTTTAATGAACCTATAAAGGAAGACTTAGAGAAAGCTATGAAAGGTGTATTAATAAAACATGGTTTAATAAAGGAGTGAATATGAGCGAACAGAAATATCTAGTTATATTTGAAGCAGACTGGGCAGATGAATTTGATATGCACGGTTTTGAAGTAATGAATGACGAAGATTTAAAAGCATTCAATTATGGGATTGATAATGCTGATTATCCTGTAGAGTCTGGATTTGGTACTAATGAATCTTTCATATGGGAATCTTCTGATGAAGTTAGACAAGCATTCACTATAACTGAAATTGATGAAAATGAAGTAGCAGTCCTTGAAAAGTTATTTGATGGAGACTTTGGATTTGTTCCTGGATGTTGTTCATGGGCTAAATAATTTATCATAAAGCAAAAGCTTAGTAATTAATATATTTAGATGGCTATTCTTAATTGGATAGTCATCTAAATAAAAGGAGAATATATGGTAAAGAAATTATCTAAAACAGGAAGAACTAAATTTGAAATAGATAATTTAGATTATGGGTTTATTCATGAAGCCATAGACAATTATAAAAAACATATTATAAGTTCTGAATTTCCTGAAAGATCTATAATGACAAAAGGGTTTGTTTTAGATAGAATTGACAATCTGAAGAAATCTTTAACGGTTGAAAAATTATGAATATCACAGACGCATTAATGTTATTATCAGAATGTTCAGTTGTTGTAGGAATGAATAATGAAGGTCAAATGAAATTGATCAGATCTAATTCTAATAATGAGATAAGAAGTGTTGGTGATGCAATGAGACTTCTATTTGATTTATTTAACCAAGAAACAGATATTGAATATTTCAATGAAGCATTTAGAGTTGATTTTGAAAAATTAATGTTAAAACATATGAAAAGGATGGAATTTAATGGGCGTCAAATTATCTCTACGAGAGAAGGATTATGGTCTTCCACTGGGTAAAACCATAACTAAATTTGCTCGATATCCTTATTATTTTGGTAGAGATATGAAAGAGCAAACTTTAAGTTCATATGAATACGAAGCAACTTTTGAAAGAATTGATAGTGATAAATTAAGGTTGAGACGTGGTGATATAATAAAATTCTCTAATTTTAGTTTTGGGAAAAAAGTTCGTGGACAATTTGGAGTAATTCTTGAACGATATAGAATTATAAAAAATAAGTTAAATGGAACATTTAAGGATTATTATGCAGTTGTTTTAATAACATCTGGAGAATTAAAAGGACAATTACAACATGTGGGTTGTCATAAATTGTCTAACATTAAAAAAGATATTTAGGAGAAAAAAATGACAGAGAAAAAAGTTGTTGCTAAAACTTTGGGAAACATTCTTGAAAATCCAACAATGCAATTTATTATGGATAGAAGTTTACCTTTAGATGATGTAACTGATTTAGTTCAAAAGTATTGGACAGTTAATATGTATACTCGAAAACCTGGACCTGCATTGGTTGATGGAGTTTTTGAAGGTACTGATTTGGACCTTGCGGTATTTCTACAGGGGTTGGCTGATAGAGGAGCAGTTTTAAACTTGCCTCGTTACAAAGCAATGAGACCAGCTACTATTAAAGAAGGTGAAAGACTTTCTTCTAAAGAAAATCGCCATGGAAAGATTCTTGGAGTAGTTTCAAACAAAGAAGTGTTCAGTTTCTCTCTCAGAATTATGGATATGAATGTTATGACTTCTGAGGCAGTTGGAGAACCCAGAACCTTTTCAGTAACAACCCCAGATGGAAACTGGTATGATGGATGGGATAAAATTGAGTGGGATCCTTCTGCAGCAGAAAACAAGTTTCTAACTGAGAATGACATTTGGACAGGAAACAAGGTAATCTTTAAACATTTCGTTCATCCTAATAGATGGATTTCATTGTATGGTCAACATTACTTCATTACCAAAGCATTAATCGAAAGATTAACTGAGCAAGCTGCTGATAACTTCAAACAGATGAAGAAGATGCAATCTGCAGGCATTGAATATCCTGCAACAGGAGAAGTTGGGGCTCCTAAAGTATACGGGAAGTCAACTAAGGAAGAAGGTAAGTCTGTTAAATTTGAATCTCTTGAAGTTGAAGTTGATTTTCCAATGTCTGGAGAATATCCTCAATTGATTCCTAGTCAAGAAAATCTTATTAAATTAACTGAAGAAAGAAGACTTTGGAACAATACAATTATTCCAAATTTGAGATTTGCTACAAGAATTACTGAATTTGCCTTCTATAAGTATGGGATGAAAAAAGAAGGTGGGGAAAAGATGCCGGCATGGTTATCTGGAGGAACTGTATGGGAAAGAGAATTTAAATTCCCAAGAAAGAAAATTAAATGGGATAGAATAAAATTAACTCAACCAGGTGTAGGAAAATATTCAGTTGCAATCCGAAAAAGAGTAAAAAGTAAATCTGAAATTATGGCAAAAGATTTTGTGGTAAAATAAAGGAGGTCTATGATTTTTGAAATAATGTTCGAAGATTTATCAGTTGACGCTCAAGAAAGATTCTTAAAGTTTTCTGGGTATGAATCATTTGAAAAATCTAATTTAGAAATTACTCCAATAGCTATAATTGAAATGGAGGACGTTGAAAATGAATAGAGAAACAATCTGGGAACTTTATAAAAAAGAAAGACAGTATGAAGAAACTATCTTTGGAGATTATTCAATAGATCCATCTTTGAATGTAGCAAGTTTGTTACTCATAATTGAAACTTATTTAAATAAAGCAAAAAAGGCTTATGTTTCAAACTGGGTTCATGAATTACCAGATTGGTTAATATCAGCTAAAGAAAATGGACATGGAACTAAAGTTTCTACTGTTCCGGTAGGCGCTTATGAAGAATTAATTAAAGTACATGCTCTCTCAGGCGCAGCACTAGAAGCATTTACTAATATTGATCCAAATCATTGGCGTGAAGATGGTATAAAAGATAAATGGATAATTAATAATATTGGAGAACAAAATGACTGATGAAATTAAAAATGACAATTCTGAGACAGTAGATCACTTAAAACCAATCAAAGATGCAGTTGGATCTGTTGGAATTGACATGCCAAAATTGGTTGCAGAAGGAGATTTAACTGTTGAAGCAAAGGAAGATAAAAAAGTAGAAACTAAAAAGGAATTAACCAAAAAAGATATTCCGTTACCTGAGATTGGTACAAAATTTATGGTTGGTGGTCATGAATATAAAGTAATTTATATCAATCCTGGTCAACATAGATTTTCTTGTGAACCATGTAAGGGATTATATTAAGGAGGTGTGATTTTTATGAATGACAATCTAGCTCAAATAATTCAAAATGAGCAAGTAGGAGCTCAAACTCCTGCGACTGATTTTGAATCTCATGAAAATAACGAAATTAATATTCAAGAAGAAACCTCTGTTGAGCAAACATTATTAATTGAACCAGAACAAGCAGAAGTAGTTGATGTTATTATGCTGTCTGACTGGTTTGAGGAAAATAATGAAAACCTAGAAAGAATTAATAGGTTGAAAATTCAAGTTAGAGGTGTAAAAACTGATGAACGTCTTGTATGCTCTGTACTTGATCCTAAGGGAGAGATTGATGAAGATAATCATCCAGTTAGACACTTGGAGTTAATTAAAGATGCTAATGTGTTTCCAGTGTTAGATATACCAGGTTATGATATGGATATTTATGGAAATGGTTTTCAAATTATGTATTCTTATAATGAAGACATAGTTTTAAAATGTTATGGAATTAAAACAGGATTGATTATCATATTCTGTTGTCCTATCAATGGACAATTAATTCCATATAAAAGAATGAAGCTAAAAAAGAAGGATGTAAATATTACTATTGTTCATCCAAATAGACAATATATTACTTCTAGTATTCTTGCTGAATTGGATCTTGAAGGATTACAAATTCAATATAAGCAGGTCCAGAAAGAGTTGGATCAAATCACTGATAAGCAATCAGCTATTACTTGGTTGCTTGGGAAACAAGCTGGAATTAGAGATATAAATCATCTATTACAAATTGATGATATATTGACCTGGTTGATAGCTTAAATCTAAAATGGCTGCGGTATTAATTTATCGCAGCCATTTGGAGGTATTATGATATGTAAGCATTGTAATGGTAAAGGAGTGACAAAAGAATATACTGAATTAGTGGATATTAAAACAAAACATATTTGGCAAAGAACTAAATTATGTTTACATTGTCTTGGTAAAGGTAAATTAGATTGGATAGAAAATATTGTAGGAGTTGACATGTCTAATGTTGGTTTACAAATTCAAATTCATCCATCAACTAAATGGGGGTCATTTGATGAAGATTTAGGAGTAGTTAAATATGAGTGATACAAAATGTGATAAATGTAATGGTTCAGGTTATCAAAAAGATGAATATAAAGTAACTATGAACACACCATCTGGGGGAGAATATACAATGGGGTATTCAAGAACTTGTTTAAAATGTCATGGGACTGGTAAACTTGATTGGATAGAAACTGTTGTTGGTAAGAAAATTGAAGATTTAAAACATGATCAACTCTTAGAATTTTCAAGGCTGAACTAATTATGGAATTAAAAAAAGGAGAAGTTTTATGTTCTAAATGTCATGGTTCTGGTAATGCAGCAGAATGGAAACAGATTCCTGATTATAGAGCATATCTTAAATGTAATCATTGTGATGGAGAAGGCAAACTTGATTGGATTGAAAATATAACTGGTAAAAAAGAAAAACAATTTAAATTCAGAAATGTGTATGGTATAACTTTTTCAGATTTTCATAAAGGTAGAATAGTTCAGGTGACTGGATCATGATAGAATTAAAAGAAGGAGAATATATTTGTAAGAAATGTAAAGGGAAGAAATTTATATACAAAACATATAAATTTCATATGAATAATGAACCAATACAGACTGGTGGGAGAAAAGTTTCTTGCAAAGAATGTAATGGAACTGGAAAAATTGATTGGGTTCAAAATATTGTTGGTAAAAGAGATGAAATGTCATTAGGATTTTTTCCAGATGATATCGGGTTAGGGTATTTAAGCGATCCCGATAATGAATATTTAAGAGAAGAATAATATGAAAAAATTAAAGAAGGGAGAAATTATATGTGATAAATGTGATGGATCTGGTTGTATTTCTAAAAAGCAATGGACTATGGTTGATTATAAACATATATCATATGATTGGTCATATAAATGTGATAAGTGTAAAGGCGAAGGTAAACTTGACTGGGTTGAGAATGTAGTTGGGAAGAAACCTTTACCAGAAGAAGTTGAACGAGAAAGACTCAGAAAAATATTCAAGAGTGGTAAATTCAAAATTATTCAGGGGTGAATATGACAGAATTATATGATTGTTCAAAGTGTAATGGAAGAGGAAGTGTTGTAGTTGATGGAGAAGATTGGATGTGTGATAAATGTGATGGATGGGGAGAATTGGATTGGATTGAGCAGATAACCGGAAAAAATTTAGATAATATAGATTATGTTACTGAATATAGATTAAGGGATTAAATATGGACATCAACAAAACATGTAAACTATTTTTAAAAGATGTATATCTTTATGATATATCTTCTTGTCATTATACGATCTTGGATCAGCTTGGGTTTGATTTGTCATTGATTGACAAGGAAGATAAACTAAAAAGAAATACACAAATTGGTTTGTTGATGAAAGAAAACCCAAGATTAACCACAGTTTTAAGAACTACCACTATTTCAATTATAAATGAATATATCAAAAGAAATAATATCAAACCAGAAGAATTAATATTAAATGCTTATGATGGTATTATTACTACTAGACGATTAACAGAAACAACTACTGCTTATATCCCGATAGATATGCAAGCATATTATGAGTTTATGTTAATTGCATTTGATAGACAAAAATATTTAGCAAAGACTTATGATAAAACAGAAATCAAAGGAGTTTCACATAGATATCCTGAAATGGATAATATGATAAAGAAACTTTTAAAATTAAACTTTGCTAATAAAGTTGCAATATTCAAAGGATTGCAAGATATTAAAGATGAAATACTGAGTAGTTCTAATGTTAGATTATATTGTATTCCGGTTGGAGATAAACAATATAGTATATTTTTTAAAGGTTATGGTGAAACACAAATTTCAAAAAATATGATAAAGGTTTTAGATGCTGATGATGTAGATAAAGAAATCTATTTTAATATGTATTTAAAAACTTTTTGTCAATCAATTGTATTAGAACATGTATAAGGAGAATAAAAATGAATTGTTGTGAAAAACCAGAAATGATTGGTGTATCTGCTAAGTGTAGTGATTTATGTCATGTAATTTATCCTGACGGAACAGAGCATCAAGGTTATGTCCCAAGTGGAATTAATATTGGTGGTGATGATTATATTGATTTTGATTATTGTAAAAACTGTGGTAAAATGAAAGGTACATTCCCAGTTGAAATCCCAAAAGGAGAATAATATGCCACCGGATTGGAATGTAGTAAGAGAAAGCAAAAGAGATAAAAGTAAAGTTCATACCATTGAAGTTATAAATGATGGACATTATTTAATTGATTATAATATAGATGTTAAGTATGTTGAACAATTTGGTAATGACAATGGTTGGTGTGTTTTTAATAAAGATACATTTTATCAAAAAGTATATGATCATTTTGAGGATGCTTTATTAAGAGCGATTGGACAATCAACCAAAGATAAAAAAATAATGCCACCACCAGCGGGGTTATAATGAAAGCTATTATAATAGGAAAACTAAAATGTTGTTTTTGTGATAAAGCACAAGGAGTATTACATTCAGTTCATGGTCATGGAATATATTCTAGTGATGTAGGAAAAAGAACTTTCTTCCATATGGAATGTTTAAGAGAAATTGAAGAAGATCCCCATAGACATTTACATACTGAGGTTGATATGGCTATTCAAATTAATGATCAATTTGAAAATAATATTAAACATAACAAGAATATCAAAAAAGAAATGGAAAAGAAAATAGAGATATTAAAAGAAAAACATTTTGAATCAATGTTACCAGGAAACGGGGGGTAATAATGACAATTTTAGTTAATGTTGAAGGAATAACTTTTAAAGATATTCTTCCATATTTAAAAAATCATGAAGTTTTGAATGATGATTATGACGATGATGAAAGAAAAAAAGTTTATATTCAGCTTGAAATTTTATTTGACAAACTTGTAAAAGGAGAAGCTGCTGAAAATTATGTTATAGGTCATTATTTTGCAGATTGTCTTCGTGAAATGGGTAGATTTTTAGTAAATGCAAATCATCCATATCATGACAATGATTTTTATCTTCAACCTATAACAAAAGATAAATTAAGTAGTTTTTTAAAAGGATTGAAATAATGGCACACTTAGAAAAATTGAAGTCAATCATACCTATTCATCTTTTAGAACAGGGTGCTCAACAACAAATTTATGATGCTTTAGAATTAGAATTTTTAATTAAATTGGCTATTATGCCAGATTGTCATCAAGGATATACTCTTCCAATTGGTGGGGTTGCATTACTTGATGGAGTTATTTCACCTGAGTATGTTGGTTATGATGAAGGATGTGGTATGTGTTGTATCGTAACTGATATGCTTGCATCTAAATTAAATAAAAAGCATTGGGAAAAGATATTCAAAAAGATATATGATACTATACCTGTTGGTGTTGGTGTTCCTAGAACTAAAGCATATTATGATATACCTCAATTCAAAACAGCATCTGGTGATAAAGGTCTACAGAAAAAGGTAGTTGATAAACAATATGTCCAGGTTGGAACATTGGGTGCTGGTAATCATTTTATTGAAATTGGTGAAAATAGAACTGGTCATGTGGTTATTACAATTCATTCTGGTTCAAGAAACATTGGACACTCAATAGCTTCTTATTATATGCTTATGGCTAAACAAGAAGATAAACATTTACCTAATGGGTTTCTTGATATTAATAGTCCTATGGGGATAGCATTCTCAATTGATTTAGAATTTGCTTTACAATATGCTCTTGATAATAGAATGCTTATGATGATTGATGTTATGGATATACTTGGGTTTAATGACCATGATCAACAAATATATCTAAGACGAATGATTAATGAGAATCATAATCATGCTGTTATTAAATCGGATGGTGTTCTTCATAGAAAAGGGGCAACCCCAGCAGAGGATGGTGTTCTTGGTGTTATTCCTGGTACTATGAAATCAGGAGTTTATATCACTAAAGGTCTTGGTAATGATGAATATCTTTGTTCAGCATCTCATGGAGCTGGTCGTAAAATGAGTAGAAATGTTGCTAAGAAAAGCATTAGTTTAGAGCAACATAAAAAATGGATGAATGGTATTATCGCTAAGGTTGATAAGTCAACTTTAGATGAAGCTCATGGTGCATATAAGAATTTGGCTACTGTTATTAGTCAACAGGAAGGAATTCTAATTGATGTTGTTGATTATGTGAAACCGATAATTAATATAAAAGGATAGATATGGAAAATGTATTACAAGTTTTAACAATTGGTGATTTTGATATGCCATACCCTATTGCAATATGTACAGAACTTGATAAAGCAGAAAAACTGATAAAAAAGCATGCAAATAGATTTAGGAAAGTTATTGTTAATTATGTTGAACCTAATAAATATAAAGTTCGTGATAATATAAATGGCGAACCTTATGATTATTGGATAAAAGAAGTTAAATTAAATACTCTTATATAAGGATAATTAAATGATACCTGAACATGAAATTTGTGAAAGTAATAGAATTGTTGATCTGAATAATAAAACTTTAATAGATTTAGTTGTTGCCTGCACTTCTTCACAACATGATACTGATATTTTGAATAAATGGAAAGATGATTTTCTAAAAAGACAAATACCTTTTATTCTTCAAGAACAAGATAGAATGATGATGGTTAAAGGAGTTAGAAAACCTAAAAAATTCTTTACATTATGGAGTGAAGAAGTTGCTCCACCAACTGGAAATGCAGGTCAAACCTATAAAAAAGAAAAAGTTATATTTAAATTATAAGGTGAAAAAAATGAAAAATTATCATTTAACATTTATGTTAGCTATATGTATTTTGCTTATCACGCTTATATCTGGGTGTGGTGATTATTATGATGAAGGTGATGAAAATGCTAAACATAGATTTGAGAAAATGACTTCTCAAGAAAAAGCATTATATAATTCAGTTCAAGAGGTGTGGGGTCAAAGAGATTTAAAAACTATTAGAGAAGCAGTATCAAGACGAGAAACAAGACCTGCAGAAAATAGTTTAGCTTTTAATGATATAGCTTCTGTTATTAAAACAAATAATATTGCATCATTAAAATTAGATTCTGGATGGGAAACATCTACCAAAAATAAACATATCTTAGCAAGATGGGATAGAATTGATGAAGAATGGTATAGAGAACTTCTTTTATCAATGGGTGTGAGAGATATTGTTAAACAGGAATTAATTCCAGAAGAAAAAGTCATTGAAGATAAAGAAACATTACCTGAATCTCTTAAAGAAATTGATAATAGTTTAAAAGAAATAAATAGTTATATTGATGAACACCCAGAAACTGTAAATGTTGATTTAAAAGATATAATCCCATCAGCTAAATATGATGATTTATATTTTGAAATTAAAAGATGTCCAGAAGCAGTAGATAAATATAAACAAATTATCAAGGAAAGACTTTTGATATGGTCTGATTATGAATTATTAATCAGAATTTCTATTAAATGTAAAGCTAATGCAACATTAGAAAAATTGGAGATGTAAATGAATAAGTTAAAAGTTATTAAAACTTCATGTGGAAATACTATTAAATACAGACCTGAAAATGTTAAACTTGTAGAAACAAATGAATATGCTCTTATATTCAATCCTAAAACTGGAGAAGAAATTCTTACTGGTATTAATGGTAACCCAGATCCATTTGTATTAGACTATCCAAGCATGCTTGATATAGGTATTATGGGTCATTGTGACAACCATTGTGAATTTTGTTACCAAGGGGATAAACGTGAACCCAATATGTCCTTAGAAGGATTTAAACTAATTATAGACCAATCTAAGGACTATGTTAATCAAGTTGCTCTTGGTGGTAGGGGTGATCCAAACCAACATGAACATTTTGCAGAAATTCTTGAATATTGTGTTAAAAATAATGTAGTTCCAAATTATACAACCAGTGGAATTAGATTAACTGATAAACAGATAGGTGTATCCAAAGAGTATTGTGGAGCTGTTGCTGTATCTATGTATCATAAGGTTCATACATATAATGCTTTGGTTAGACTAATGAATTCTGAGGTTAAAACCAATATTCATTTTGTATTAACTAAAGATAATTTTGAACTTGCTTGTAGATTAATTCAAGGTGATGATATGTATAGAACTAATTTCAGACTTTCTGGGATTAATGCTATTGTATTTCTCTTATTTAAACCTGCTGGTAAGGGTAAAGATTTAGATTGGTCTCCAACAACTGACCAATTAAAAATATTTGCTGAAGTAATCAAAAAACCAGATTGTAAATTTAAAGTTGGTATGGATAGTTGTTTAATCAACAAGGTTGCTCAGGTAAGAGAATTAACTCCTGTTGAGGAATTATATACAGACACTTGTGAAGGTGGAAGAATGTCTTGTTATATAACTCCAGATGAAAGATTGGTTCCATGCTCATTTGGCAATCATGATAAGTATGGTATTGATATTTCAAAGGGTAATTTAAAAGATGTATGGTTTGATGGAAAACCTTTTAAGGATTTTAGACATGTGTTGATGGATTCTAAAGCATGTTGTCCATATACCGTATTAGGATTTTAATATGAAAAGAAAACTAGATTTTGTAACGAATAGTTCATCAACTAGTTATTTAGTTTTCATGCCTGATAATTTTGAAATTAGAAAATTTAAGGATATGATATTAACAAGATGTGAAGCTGATTTACGTGATTATTGTGATGGACTACCATTAGAAGAGGGTTTAGAAAAATTCTTTAAAGAATTTGATGATTTTATTAATAGTGGGGATTTTTATCAATATGAACATGATTTTTCATTTTATCTAATGTCAAGCATTCTTAATGAATTGGAATTGATTATAACTGAAGAATCTACAGGTTCTGACGATGGGTCAATTCAAAATCTTAATGTTAAAGTTATAAGAGATAAAATAGAAACAATTAAATCTGGTGGTTGGGGTTTAAAATACGGAGGTTGGGGACATGAAAGTAAAGGGTGATTTTGTAACCAATAGTTCATCTGCATCATTTATATTAACATTAAGACCTCATGATGGAACTATGGGTTTGGATGAATTTACTAATCTATTTAATAAATTCTTAGATAATTATAAAGAAAGAAATCCAAATGGTTTACGTTATTGGGATGGTACCAACATTGATGAAGTTCAAATTGATGTTGGTCCAAACTTATTTACAGTTCAAGAATGGGTTTCTATGTATAATGGGGAAGAGGATGTGCCTGATTATATGAAAGAGTTGATGGTTAATTCTTTTATTAGAAATACAGATTGGGGATTTGTTGTTTCTTCATTTGAAGCAGATGATGACTATTAGGAGATTAAAAAATGAAAAGAAAAATGGATTTTGTAACAAATTCAAGCTCATGCGCATTTATATTCATTGGATGGGTTCTTGAAACTGGCGAAAGAGTAAATGAAGTTGTTAAAGAACAAATGGAAATATTTGGAACTAAAGAATATGACCCTGATTTGAGATCATATGAAAACCTCATGGAAGTATATGATGGAAAGGTGGATATTACTTTAGGTGATGGTGAAAATGGATTACCTGACGGAAAGTTGTGTATTGGATTAAATGTAAGAATCCATGATGATGATTATGAAAGCCATGAGTATTCTATTCAAGATGTTCTTGATATTGATCCTAAGTTAGCTGATACTTTTCATACTGATGATATTAAAATAATATCAGGAACGGAGCTATGTTAAATGAAAATTAAAAGTGATTTTGTGACCAATAGTTCAAGTACATCATTCATCTTTCTTTTCAAAGGTGATAAGAGAACTGATCTATTTGAGAAAATGGTTAAGTATGAAGACAAATTTAAACTACATAATGAGTATGGTCCGGGTGGTGGGTATATGAATGTTTGGGAACTTATTAAAGAATTAGATCCTATTCTATCATCTACCAGACAAGATCCGTGGTACTTACCTGGACCACTTGAAACAGCTAAACTTCTTAAAACAATAGAAGAAGAATTGGAAAATTTAAAAGTAAATCTTGCATCTGAATTGGAACATGAGAAAGAAGAATCCGGTTCATGGAAATCATCTAAGTATACAGAAGAAAGTATAAGAGACAACGAAGTAAGATTAAAGAAGATTAAAGAAGCAGTAGAGTATGGTCTTGATCATTATGTTGAAGTTTCATTTGGTGATAATGATGGAATGATATCTGGCGGTAAGATTGGAATGACCATGGATTACTCAGGAAGAAGTATTAACCTAAAAGAAGATGATTTCATTGTTATGGTAGAAAACTGCCATTAAGAATCTATTTCAAATAAAAGGAACATATAAATGGGAGAGTTTAAATATTATACATTATTTGGGGTTAATCTCTCAAGAGGGAAAGATATGATTCCTAAATTTTCAAGAGATTTTCTTTTGAGATGGACAACCAATGAACGAGAAACTGCAAACTTGGCTCAAGAAATGGTTAAGAATGAATTATTTAAAACAACTGAAAATGAAGCCATTGAAGCTTGTGGATTTAGTGAAGCATTTGATTTAACAGGTATAAGAATTAGGATGAGATATTGTCCTGAAATAACCGCTCATCTATTTGAAACAGATTTTGTTTTGACAGATGAGTGGTTAGACATATTAATAGATTCAGCTAATTATAGTGATCATGGAAAAAAACAATTAGCTGATTCACGAATAAATATTTAAGGAGATTAAAATGAAACAGAAGATGGATTTTGTAACTAATTCAAGTAGTACAAGTTTTATTGCTTGGGGTATTACAATTGCTAATGATGAATTGAAAGAGAAATATGCTAAAGGTTTATTTGAAATATATAAACAATTGCAGGCTAAAAAGAAACATGGGAAAGCTATGAAACAAGGAGCTTTTATGGTTGTACCTTCAAATGATAGTCAGGAAAAACTTGATGAAGAATTTGAAGAATTTATTCAAGATGAAGACTTTGCCTGGACTCTTGAAGGTGTGTTTGATGAAGTTGGTTTGGATGTAAGAGGAATGCCATATGAGGATGAACTAATGATTGGAAAATGTCCATTTTCTATTAAACCAGATCAAACATTAAAAGAATTTAAACAAGAAATCTCTGATAAATTTCAAAAACTTGGAATAAATGTTAAACCAGAAGATCTTGGTCAAATCGAAGAATGTTGGATGGATAATTAAGGAGAATAAGTATGACATTTAAAGAATGGATGGCTTATATTATTGGAGCAGTATTTGTATTCACTATGATTTTTACTGCTCCACAATTGTTTCCGAATGATCGCCTTGACCTTAACCCGAATAAAAAGATTTCTACCCAATTGTGGGAAAATGCTAATAACAAAGACTATAAAGGATATTCATCATGTTCACGGGATTAGTAACGATAGCAACACTGTATTTGACTATTGGAGTTGGGATTAAGATTGCTAAAGATGACACCGGTAAAGTTGCAGAACAAGCAATCGAACTTATTAAAGGTTCAGCATCTTGGCCAAAAGAAATTTATGAAAAATTAAAAAAGGATTGATATGAAAAGTTATTTGAATATTGCAGCAGGAAAAATTTATCCAATTGATTTTGATGTAGATGCTGATAATTTTCTAGTTCAATTGGATAAGATGTATTGGGCGGTTAATGAAGTAAACCTAATTGAACGAAATCATGAATTTTGGTTAAGAAATTTTAAAGGTGAAATACAACATTGTGATGTAGATGCTTTTGAATTTCTTGCTAATTATAAATATCAATTTGATCATATCTCATGTTATAGATTTCTTGAGCATGTAACAAAAACTGATGTTCAAGGATTCATTTATCTTCTTTCTACAGCATTAAAAGTAGGAGGAACTCTTGATATTATAGTTCCTAACTATGAAATTCTTGCTGACATGATTTTAAATGAAAATCTCAGTAAAGATGTTAATCATACTGAATGGGAAAGACATGATACAATGTTAACATATGAATTGTTAAATGAACCTTCCATGCCTCATGCTTCAATCTGGACTCCAAATAGGATTAAATATTTCTTTGATTTAGAAGAAAGGTTTGAAATTAAAGAACTTAATCCTAATTATCTTTTTGATGGTAGAGATCTTTACATCAGAGCAATTTTAACCAGGACAAAATAAATACATTTAAAAAATGCTAAGTTATATATATTAATATACATAACACAACTAGTAGAATTTGTATCTTTTATGGAGAAGCAAATGAAAAAAAAGTTAGATTTTGTTACTAATAGCTCGAGCACTTCATTTATCATAGCTACCAAAAATGATGAACTATTAAAAGTACCTATGACAGTTGAAGTTGATTTAAATAGGTATGTTGATAAGAAAATCTCAACACCAGAAGAGTTAAAAAAGTACTGGCTTGAAGATAGATATGAAAATGAAGAAGATGAACAGTTTATAGAGTGTCTGAAAATGATTAAAGAAGGTAATATTGTATACTTCTTGAATTGTTCAGACGAAGAATATGATGATCCATTGGAATCAGTATTATGTCACCAAGGATTAAATGATTTAACCCTACCAGAAGGGATAAAAATTATTCTGGGCGAAGGAGGTTATTAACAAAATTTGAAGTAAGTGAAATGTTGAATTGTTAAAAATTAATTAATTGAAAATGGAGAAAAAATTATGAGTAATTGGGATGACGACCAGAGAAACTCTGGAAACACAGTGCTTGGACTTTCAATGAAAAAACTTAGTACTATTGGTGTGGTTCTATTTCTAATCATCTTTGGTCTTATCTTTTCACAGTCTTTGGTTGAAACTGTTGAAAAGGGAACCTATCAGGTAAAACAGGCGGCTATTACAGGTACTATGAGTGCTAAGATGAGTCCTGGTATTTGGTTGCAGATGTTTGGTGATATTGATCCTTGGCCCAAAGCTGAGACTTTCTTCTTTACTTCTGAAGAAGATGTTAAAGGTGATTCTAATACTGATACTTCAATTGAAGTAAGATTTAATGATGGATCTATTTGTAATATTTCAGGTACTGCACGTATTCTTATGCCTTCATCTGAAACCGAAGCTATTGCTCTGGTTACAGAAAGAGGTCATAAAACATACCAGGATGCTGAAAATAAACTTATTAAACCTACTGTCAGAAATGTTCTTCGTCACACTGCCAACCTTATGACAGCAACTGAATCATATGATACTAAACGTGCTCAGTTTATTTCATATGCAAGAGATCAGATTGCTAATGGTCTTTATGAAACTACTACTGAAACCAAGAAAATTAAAGATCTGGTTTCTGGTGAAGAAATTTGGAAAGAAGTAACAGTTATTAAAGTTGGTAAAGACGGAAAGCCCGTTTATCAGTTTAATCCCCTTGCTGGTACAGGTATCGGAATCAAGAACTTTGAAGTAAAACAGTTCAGATATGAACCTAAGGTTAAAGAACAGATTGGTAAACAACAGACTGCAAGAATGGCTGTGGCAACTGCCAAAGCTAAGGCACAGGAAGCGGAACAGGATAAGCTTACAATTGAGGCTGAGGGTAAGGCACGCGTAGCAAAA